ACGGCGGGCGTAGGTGATTGCCGAGCCGTATGCCTGCGGGTCGTTCTTGGTGGGCTTCATCGCCAGTGCTGACGACATCCACTGGCCGGACGAGTGGATAAGGACCGTCTCGACGATCACGCTGCCCGTGCTGTCGGTCGTCGGGTGCTGGCTAATCGCAAGCCCGTTGGCGGCGAGTTCGGCCTTGCACGCATCCCACACTGAGGACAGGTCTGCGTAGGACGACTTGAAGAAGGGGTTGGCCTTGTCCTTGACGGCGGACTTCATCTTGGTCTGCGCCTTGCACAGTGCCGCCGCCAGTTCTCCGATGTTTTCGCTCTTGTTCATGGGTACTCCTGAAAACCCCTCCCCGCGTTTCCGCAAGGGAGAGGCGGTGTCAATCGCGGTCTTCGTACATGCCCAACATGTCGCTCACGAGAACTGCGACGATGGGCAGAAGAAGGACGGCGCACAGGGCACAGAACACAGCCCAGCCGTAGAGGGTGGTGGAGGTCATGCTGCCACCTCTTCCTCGCCCGTCGTCGCAATCACGCGGGCCTCGCGGAAACCTTCCAACTTGCCCGCGCCGTGGATGGCTTCAAGCACGGCCTCTAGCACAAACGCCCCGCCCGGCGTGTTGAAGTTCAGGGCGTGCGTCTTGCCGTCGCGCATCACAACCTGCACCGTCCCATCGCCCTTGCCTGTCACGATGTACTGGCTCATGCTTCCACGTCCTTTCCACAAAGCGGGCACTCGTAATCCGTTCCGTCCTCGGTTTCGCGCTGGATCAGCGTGCATCCGCAGCACCCACGGCGGCTGTCGGACTCGACGTAGTGCGGCATCTCGCCCTCAAGCCCGTCCGCGATCGCACGCAGCACCGTCGCCAGTCGCCCAGCATCCGCGCCGTCAACGTCGCCCATCTCGCACAACTCGATGCGTGCCCATGTGCGGGCCTTCGCGCTGGGGGTCATGCTCGCGTCAACGCTGTCGAACACGGGACGGCCTGGGCGACCGGGTCCGATCGGGTGGTAACGCTCCTTGTCCGCACGCTGGCAACGGCGGCTGAGGCCAAGCACCTCGCGGGCCTTTGCAAGCCATTGCTGCGTGTACGCTGCACGCTTCGCGGCGTCCTGTTCTGTCGTCGTGTTGCCTACGCTGTTCCCGTCCATTGGAATCACGCTCCTTTGGGCTTGCGGCTCGCGCTGACACGCGGGCCGCTTCCTTTTCAGTCGATCGCGGACAACTTCCGCACCGTCGTCGCGTACACCGTGGTCATCCGTGACAGCACGGCCTCGTTCTCGCAGTGGGCTTCCATGCCGCACTTGTCAAAGACGCGACCGGATCGACGCGCGGACTCTGCCCGCACGTTGTTGAGGTCCGCCATCGCGGTCGGGCCTTCGTTCGCGGCGACGCGGGCAAACTCGGCGAGTTGTGCCACCCGTGCCGCCGCTTCCGCGTGACGCACGAACAACTGCGCGTCGGTGAGTTCTTTGAGTGCGGGCATTTCAATCTCCTGTGAAACCCCGCGCCAGTGTTTCCACGGGCGCGGAGCGGAACGGTCCCCGCCAGGGAGCGGGGATATGGAGTCACGTTGAAAGGGGTTGTGCTGCGGCCTCGGATGCGTTGCGGGCCACGGTCGCGGCGACGATCGCCTGTTCTCGGACGGTCGGGCTGCACGAGTTCCATGCGTACACAAGCGCACCGATTGTGTCGCTCATTCGCATCCCGGCAGACGCCGAAAGACGCTTCAGTACGCTGTGGTGGGCCTCGGGTACGGCAATCGTGAGGAGTTTCGGTGCTGTTTTCGGTCGTGCCATGTTGTAAAGATATTGTGCTTACAACGTCTTTACAAGACCCTTCGGGGATATTTTCTTGATTCCGTGACGCAAACCCTTGTATTTTCTCGGGTTGTTGGATAACTTTATTTTGTGTTCCTAGCCTGCGACATGCCGTCAAAGCCACTGCCACCCGTCGCGCGATTCATTCGCGAGCGACGTGAGACGCTGCAACTCTCGTTGCAGGACGTGGCTGAGTTGTTTGGCCTCTCGTATCAAGCAATTGCCCAGCGTGAGAAGGGCGTTACGAAAGTCAAACTCTCGGAAGTGCCACGATTTGCAGAGATTTTGCAGGTGCCGCCGGAGAAGTTGCGGCGGCTGATCCTCGGCACGAGCGACGGCAAGATCGCGGTCATCAACCGCACGGCGGCGGGCCAGTTCATCGACGCGACAGAGTGGGGCGTCAACTCGACGGAGGGGTACACCTACGTTGACAGGGACATTCAGACGGAAGACAGCGACCTGTTCGCCCTCGTGGTTGACGGGTCTTCAATGGCTCCGACGCTTCTTGATCGTGATTTAGTCATCTGTAAGCCCGTTCCTCAAGATGCCGACAGGATGCCGCCCCCGCGCACCGTTGTCTACATCCGCATGGGTGCAGACAGCCGAACGCCGGGCGGGATGCTGTGCCGGTGGAATCCCCAGCGTGACGGTACTTACCTGCTTGAGAAGGACAACCCTGCGTATCCGAGCGTGGTAGTCTCTCGGGAACACGTCGAACAGTTCGCCGTGGTCGTCCAGAGGCGCACGCCGTTTCGGTCGTGAGGTGGCGGATGAAAAACTGGTCAGAGAACCCGGTCGTGATGCTGCCCATCGTCCTCGTCAACTGGTTTGGCGGGCCGCTCGTGGTGTTCTTCGTCTCGATGCACTACGGCGCGCCGTGGTGGGCGGCGGCGTTGCTCGGCATCACGGTTGGCTCGCTCGTCGGCAGCGTCCTGTTCGTGCTGGGCGCGATCGTCGTTGGCATGATCGCCGTGTCACGGGAACGCCGGTGAGTTTGTGCGGGAATTTGTGCGGATTCCCAATTTCTACAGCGCGTGTCTAGTGCTACGTCTGTAGAGAAACCACAACAGGTGGTAGAAAAAACCCCCTATGGCGTGGTGCCAGAGGGGGCTGCTGGGCTTTCGTAAAGCATAGGTCGCGGGTTCAAATCCCGCAGGTGGCTCTATTTTTGTGCGGATATTGTGCGAGAATCTTCCGGCGGCGCGGGTTCCTTCTCGCGGGCTGTCACTAGCACCATGAACCGCTCGTGATTGACGTAGTGATTCATGGCGATCTTGATGTCATGGCCCAGCCACTTGCACACGGCGGGCGCGGGGTACTCCCCCATCCAGTCGGTTTCCAGGCTTGACCGGAGGGCGTGCAGGGGCGGCGTCCAGTAGCACCCCGCCCGCTCGATAAGGCGGATGGTGTCGCGGACGTACCCATCCACCCGCACGTCCCAGCAGAACCGGACCTGACCATCGGGCATGGCCTTCTGTGCGGCCCGTAGAGCCTCGTAGAGCCTCGGGGCCATTGGAACGACCCTCGCGGCCTGCTTGGTCGTCTCGACGCCCCCACGGGGCCACACGCTGATTGTGCGGGCCTTCCAGTCAACATGCCCCACCTCCAGCGTGAGGGCTTCCATTGCCCGGAGTCCGGCGAACCGGGCAAGGGCAAGGAACGCACGCCATGAGTCGTTACGGGCGGCGGCTATCACTTTCTCGACCTCGGCCACGGGCACATACGCCTTCGCCCGTGAGACGTTGGGCTTGTCGTTCTTGACCCGCGCCATCGGGTTCTTGGCGAGCCGGTTCTGTCGCTCAGCCTCGGCGAACCACATCTTCGTAAACGTCACGATGCCCCACACGGTTGCCGGTGCCAGGATCGGCGTGTCCGGCTTGTTCCCTTTCCGCTGACGCCGGAGCCAGGCGACATAATCCGCGCACTGCTTCGGCGTGATCTGGTCAATGAGGGCGTCGGCACTGAAGAAGCGTTTGATCCACCCGAGCGCGGTGCGGTAACGGACCTCGGTGGAGGGTGCTAGTTGCTCGTTCTGGGCCAGAAAGTCCTCGGCCCACGAGTCCACCGTCTCGTTGCCCTTCGCGGCGAAATGCTCGGCGGTGAGCGATTGGCACATGGCGAGGGCTTCGCGCCGTGTCACTTCGGCGCGGTTGCCGAGGTACTTGATACGCTCGACGCCGGTGGAGTCTCGCCACGCGGCGCGCCAGTAGTCGCCATTTTTCCTGAGCCTGACGGGATTGCGGGTTGTCACTTGGTAGTTCCTTCTGCTGAAACCCCCGCCGCACCGTTAGGCGCGGGCGAGGGTGCTGTTTTCAGGCGAGCGCGTACATCGTCTGGAGTTCTTCCAGCGCGTCACGCGCATTGTTCTTGGTGTCCCGCATGATCTTGATAGCCTCGGACTCGGTGAGGCTCAGGCCAATCTGTCGCGCTATGTCACTCAGGCGAGACGCGAACCCTGCCGCGAATCCCTGATTCGTAAGCCTGATCTTGACGCACCGACTGAGAACTTGGTCGGTGGTGGTGCGCTCAAACAACTCGGCCTGATTCTCGGTGGTGGTGGTGAAAAACCATGCGGCGTGCAGAGGCATCGTCTCAAGGAAACCCCGCAACTGTTGGAAGACTTGCGGTTTCAGCCCGTGCGCCTCGTTCACGATCAAGGCGCGCCCCCCTTTCGTCCAACCGGGCACGCGCAGATTGTCGGCCATGCGCTGAATGTCCGAGACAGTCAGTTCCGAACCGTCGCCAACTTCCTCGATAGAGAAATCATCGGCGATAGACTCGGCCATGATCCGGGCGAGTGAAGTCTTGCCCGTGCCGGTTGGACCCGTGATCCAAAAGGCATTGTGCTTCACCATGCCCTTGCGAATGTACGCGGACGCGATTTCGTGCGCCTTCGGTTGGCCAACAAACTCGGACAGGGAGCGCGGGCGGAATTGTTCATAGAGGTTCACGCGCCACCCCCGATCGGGCGGACAACGGCGACCGACATGTAGGAACGCCCAGTCTCTTCCGTGACGTTCACAAAGTAGACGCCGCTCGGCATGTCCTTGCACGCTTGTACCGCCGCTTCCCGTTCCGATGCCGCTTTGATTGTGCGGCTTGGGCGCGTGCGCCAGTATGCCGGACGCTTGGTGGGATTCTGGACGTGGTAGAGGTTCAACGGGCACCCCCTTCCGTGCGGGGCGTGTAGTCTCGGGTCCGGTATGCGCTGGACGGGTGGCAACCGCCCAACACGAACACTTCGATTTCGACGCCCTTGCCGACATGGGCTTGGAGGTACTCGCCGATCTGCTGAGGCTTGGAGTATCCGCACCCGTTCAACGCATAGTGGAACGCGGGGTATTCGCGGCGGGTCGAGTGGACCTGCCCGAACGCGGGAACGTGTTCGCCTTTCTCGCCGATCGCCTTCGCTGGGTTGTGCTTGGCCCAGACAACCCGCAAGCCCTCGGGCGTTTCCTCGTATGCGGCGTAGCGGTCGGTCATGCCCTTCGACTGCGGATTGAGCGGGACCAGATAGAACCGACGCGGGGCGGGCTTGGTCAGGGCATCGGCCAACCGCGCATGCCCAGCGTCGTCGGGGCTGCGCTCAGGGAAACACTTCGCCAGTTCACGCCGAAGCGCGGCGGACGCCTTATCATTCAGAGACATGGGCAAGACTCCATTGCTCGGTCCACGCCCCCGGTGTTCTAGCACGCGGGGGCACTTGTTTGCGCCGTGTCACTATGACGGGCGCGAATCGGAGCGAAACCCGGTAGGGTGTCGCGCCGTGTCACTCAGTGGACGAAAACGCCGTCGATGCGATTGTTGATGATCGACAACTTCTTGCCGTTGCGACGGTTCTCTTTCGTTCCCCACACAATCCAAGTCCCACCGGACCAGAGCGTGCGAACGTAGATGCCACGCGAGCGCAGAACTCGCAGTCGGTTCGCTACGTCCGATCGGTGGCGAGCCAGCAATCGGCGACGTTCCAGCGTCCACTTGCGCTCCGAATTGCGAAGGGCGACAACGTATTCAGGTGTCAGTGCGGGATATGAAGACATGTTCGTACTCCTTGACCCGTTCTAGCGGGAATCGACGCGCACGCGGTTAGGGTGTCGCGCCGTGTCACTTAGGCGCGAATGGCCCGGACGTACTCGATTGATCCGGCGGCCTGTTCCATCGTCATCGGGGCCATGCCAAGACTGATTTCGTTCTCGCCGACAACGTACCGGTCGTCGGCCATGCGCCAGACAACGCATCCGTCGATGATCGCAATGCGGCCAACCGAGAGAGAACCAAGACGGGTTTCCAATGCCTTGCGTTCCATGATTCGTACTCCTGTACCCGTTCTAGCGGGGTTGGGATTCTGTCCCAACACACAGAGTATCGGCTACATCGCGTCGATTGTCAATGCTTTTTCAACACTTTCTCTACACTTTCTACATATCGCACTGAGATAGCACCACTTGCGCGCGGTCGCGTTTGGGTACAGAGTCGCGTTCTCGGGTGTTCTCGGGCACCTAGACCCGAACATCCAGCGCGCGCCTACACGCCAGCGACACAGCCTCTAGCGGACAAGGGGACCACGCGCCCACCATCGCACCACCATGACCAACCGACGCGAACCACACGCCCCTATCCGCGTCCAGCGTCACATCTAAGCCCGCGCCCAGCGTCGCACCGACCACGCGCCACACCACCAACCCGCGCCCATCCCGCACCATCGCACGCGAACGCACGCGCTGCCAGCGTGAGGGTTTCGTGTCGCTTTCGGGCACGTTTGGAGACGGTCGGACAGGAGTAGAAAAACACTGGCGAGCGGTCGATTCACTCACACAGTCCCTCACCCTCCCGCCGCTTTCATCGCTCATTCGTCACCCTTTCACCCTCGCCTGTTCGCACGCCGTCGCGTTTCCGCACAACCCGCCGCACGATCGCACGCGAACCCGCAAGATTCGCAGTGGTTGCCAATGCTTACCGGAAGCGTTGCAGGCTCGTCCGTGCCCGCTCGCACGCCCAGGCCATTGGGGGGCTGACTCGCGCGTGATGCTCAACCATCCCCTCATATTTTTCGTCACCGCTTTTCGGGGGGTACCCATCACGTCTCAGGCGGCAGGACAATCGAGTACCCCGGCGGCTTGCGCATCCACGGGAGCCGCTTGGGTTTATCGACGGGTACGTAGTGGTGGGCGTCGCGGTCTTCGTTGTTGCGAGCCTGTTGGTGTTTGGGGTCGAGTGGGCGTCGTAAACGGATAACGCGGTCGATTGCTTGGTCGTGAGCGTTCATAGCGTTACGAGCGCAATAAATAGACACATGATTGTACGAGGGCAAAAGTCTGGAAACAAGACCCCCCCCTACCAACAATTTCGTTGTTTGACACGATTTTGTTCGGGTTGAGGGACATTGGGTTAGTGGGTGCTAAGTTAGTGGGCGGTAAACCACGAGACGGCTTTGCCGTACTTGCGGCGGAGGCGTTCGATGTGGGCGGCTATACGGGGGTCTGCGGCGTCGTTGAGGTCTTTGGGGCCGTCAGCGAAGGTGAAGCCCCAAGCGTCTAGGCAGCCCGCTAATGCGTCTACAAGGTCGTCGTGGTCGAGACAGCCCCGGTCGTGGGAGAGGCGGCTGACTTGCTTCTGGAAGAGGGGGTTGGCGGCGACGTCGGTGGGGATAATCAGTCGGTGGTTACTCAACATCGGTTCAATGGTCTTGATGATGCGGAGTTCTTTGTGACCACGGGTGGCGGTGGTGGGGCGGCTGATGACGTTGGCGGCGAACCCTTTGGGCTTGTCGGGGCGGGCGTTGGGCTTGACGTGGAGGCGGCTGACGTGGATTTCGAGGGCGGCGCGGTAGGCGTCGCCGCCGAAGTTCTGCTCAACCACAATCTCCTGTGTGGTTGTCTCGTATGCGAGCCTGGCGAGGGCGGCTAGGTTCTCGGGGGTCGCGCCACCCTTGAGGCCACCCATGCGGCGGACCCAATAGAAGCCGTTGAGGTGGCTGACGATGGCGTAGCCGGTCAAGTCGGTGCCCGTGCCTGCCGGGTCAACGTACATCTTCGTGCCGGTGAAGGGGGCGAAGGACGTGGCCGTGACGTGGATGGGGCGGTAGAAGCGGTCCTGGCCGATGCCGCCGCTTTCGAGGTCGTCGATGGCGGTGGAGCCGTTGTGGTCGCGGGTGCCCCATGTGAGGCTGACGGGGGCTTCGTCGCCAGCGATGTCGAACACCATGAAGTCCCGCAACTTGAGGGGGTAGCGGTCAGAGTCGGCAAGGTGCCGGACCAACTGGCAACCCTTGAGCCATTCGAGCCGTTGGCGACGGCGGGCCTCTACGTCAAGTTCCGTGAAGCGTTTGGGGAACAGGCACCCGTCCGAGCGTGCCTTGCCCTGCTCGATGAAGGCGATCACGCCGGGGGCGAGGGGGAACGTCTGTTCGTCGGGCTTGGGGACGCAGAGGGGGTAGGCGAAGATCGGATGCCCGGCTGCGTTCAACTTGTGAACGATCGTCTCTTCGTGGTTGGGGGTGAGGGTGTAGAGAATCTCGTTGGGGTCGCGTGCGCCGCCTTCCTCGAAGGCCACGGACGGGTAGAGCCAGTGCATGAACTCGCCGGTCTGGTTGGCGAGGCGTTCGCGGGCATCGAACGTGACGGTGTTGCCGATCGTCTCAATGTCGTCCACGATGACGGTGTGGGCGCGGTTGTTCTCCAGCGTGCCGCCGATGCCGACGACGGAGATGGACGGCTGGCGGTCTAGCGGGGCCATGCCCACATCGAAGGACTTGGCGTTGTCGCGGTGGGCCTTCGTGGGCCGCATGTGCCGGAGGAACCACACGCTGTCGAGCCACCCACGGATGAGCGTGGAAGTCTTGATCGCGGTCGCTTCGTTCTTACAGACGATGACGACCTTGCGGCGCGGGTCGCGGAAGAGTCGCCACACGGCGTTCGTGGCGGCAACGAGGTAGGTCTTGCCGAGGCCACGGCACCCGAGAAGGACGCGGGTGGTGGGGGAGGCGGCAACGGCGTTGTCTACGAAGTCGTATTCGAGTTCGGAGAGCGGGGCGCGGCCTGTGCCGTCTGGACGCTCGGAGCCGATTTCAAGCCACAACTGACGGATGAAGAACTTGGCGTCCGAGTCGAGCAATGCGAAATACTCGGCCTGCTCAGGGGTCAGTCCGGGGGGTAAAAACATGCTGTGGGGGTGGGGTAAACGGAGACTTTTTCAGGGCCAAACGTCGCCAGCCTTGCAGGGGACGTACTGAAAGCGGTCCTCTTGGCGACCGGGGTTCTCGTCGATGATGAGCATGAGTTCGTCGTCGGCGAACCCGCAACGGGTGAAGATGTCTTTCTCGTCGAGGAGTTGCTTGCGGTACTCGGGCGTGGTGTTTTCGTAGAAGACGCGGGCGGCACGGTCACGCTTGGACTGCTTGCGCTTGCTCACGGGGCGTCCTTTCGCGGGCGATTGCCCGGTGGTGGCGCGGTTGGCAACGGGTCCATGAAAATGATGTCGAGGTAGTCGCCGTAGGGGTTGTCAGTAGCGATCGACGCGATTTCGCCTTCCGGTGTTTCGCGCACGCTCCACCCCCACGGTTAGCGGATGATTTCGTACTGAACGCGAGGCAGTTCGTTCCCCCACTGGCGGATGAGACTCAGGGCGGTCCCCCAAGTCGTCGTGTTCTCTTTCGTGGCGTACCTGGGTTTGGCAGGCCCGAGGTGGCCTGGATTGAACATCCATTGCGTGCCACGGGTCGCGGCGGTGATTTCGACGGGCTGCGGCACGACGACGGTGTGCGTGTGCCCGCGCACGGTCAGGAGGTTGCGGGGTCCACCCAAGAGCGACCACATCCGCAAGCCTTCCAGTCGGTCGGAACCACGCCCACAGCCTGCCCCGTGGAAGAACGCGGTGTTGCCGATGCGAAGGATGCCGCGCCGGTCAAAGACGTAGGGGCGACGCCGCCAGCGTGCGAATGAGGACTTCCATTCGGTGTTCTCGGGGCGGATGATGAGGTCGCGTGCGATCGACTTGGGGTTCGTCGGGTCGATGCGATACTCGTGGTTGCCGTCCATCCAGTGCCAGCGGACGCGACCGGCCCGCTTGCCGAGGGCTTTCCACAACTGGTCGGACTGGCGGGCCATGCAGTGGTATTCGCTGTAGGCGTCGGCGGCTTCGCTGCGTGGGTGTTCGGACGCCCATGAGTAATCGCCCCAGTCGCCGATGTTCACCACGTCGGTAATGTCGTTGCGGTTGCGTCCGGCAAGGTCAAGGAACTTGGACCAGTGCGGCTCGCTAGTAAAGTGCGCGTGTACGTCCGGCAGGGGCAGGATGCAGATTGCAGCCCTGCCTCGGGGTGTGAGAATCACGCGACCTCCTAATCGGCCCTGCGTGGGGCAAACGCGGCGGTGGCGTCCCCATGCTTCATGGTGTCAACCACGGGACCGATGGCGCGTGTCGCCATGTCCGCGTAGGGGCGAATCTGTTTCATGGTGCAGTTGGCGGATGAGTACCAGAGAACCGCGCCGTCGCACCCCAAGTCCCGCAGAGTCTTGATCTGCGTCTGCCAGAACTCCGGCGAGATAAGGCCGCGTCCGGCTGACGGGTGAATCTCGGGCGAGATAAACGGGATGATCGGTAGCCCGATGCCATACGCACGCGCGAGCCTGCGGCACTCATCGACCTGCCAGCGTGCGAACCGCTGCCAGTGCTGGATGTTGGTGCTGTTGACGTACAGCGACGGGTGCAGCGTGTCGAAGCACTCAATCAGTTCCAACGCGAGGAAGTCGTTTGCGATCTGCGACCGCCGCAACTCGTTCGTGTCGTTGGTGATGACGGAGTTGAAGACGTTGTAGCCTGTCGGCAGGATGCCGTACAGCCCCACGGGTGCCGTCTCGCTGCCGGTGCGAACGTCGGCGATGACCTGACGAATGAACGCACAGTCGTTGGAAATGTCCCGCCCAACGTGGATACGGGTGTCCGAACGCAACGGGCGGTGAGGCTCGCCAATGCGGTCGGCGCGGCTTTCGATGTTGACGACGACCAACGCGCCCGGCGAGAGCGTCGGCCACTTGCGGGCCTCTGCGGGGTCATAGCGGGACACGTCACGCGCCCCGCCAGTGTTGGGCTTCACGGCGTAGAACCGCTGCCCGTCCACGAGAACGTCCACCATGCCCGGCAGGGGCGCACGCGGCAGGAAAGGCCGATCGTGCGGGTAGAGGCAGTCGTACAACTTCACTGGTCAAAGTCCCCAATGGGTTTGGACAGTTGCCCGTCCGTGCCGGTGAGTTTCAGATGCTTCTGCACCTGCTTCGTGAGTTCGCCCGCTGGCGTGTTGTGGAGCGGCACGTCGTCCGCGCCCAACTGCTTCATGCGTTCCATAACAGCCTTGAGCATCGCGGGCGTGGGCGGGATGCGGACCAGTTCGCCGGTCTTCTGGTCCATCACTTCCTGCCCGTCGCGGAGTGCTTCCAGCATCCGCTGGTCGAGCAGGTCGGCTAGTTGCTTGCGGGTGTCGCTCATTCTTTGGATGTCTCCGGCAGGCCGAGCATCCGCCCGGCGGCGTCGATGATGTGCAACTGCCTGATCGCGTTGGGCATCAGGGCACGCTCAAGTTTCTTGAGGCTCTGCATTGAGAACGAATACTCCGAGTCGATCATCGGCTGCACGACTTCGGGGATTGCCGCACCCACGTCCCGAACCGCACCGAGGGCCGGAATATTCAGGAAGTCGATGTCTTGCGCCTTGCGTTTTGTGGTGCTGGAAATAGCAAACGGGGGCTCAAATCCCGCAAGAGACGCCGCGCTGTCTGTCATGCTCGGCAGCATTGATGCCCACGCCGCACGGCCAACGGTGGCCCGTGCCATCGCGCCCATGCTCAACCGTTCCTCGCGGTACTTCTGTGGGTCGTCCTGCCCGAGCGATTCGGCGTAGGTCCGAATGATGTAGATGGGCACGGTGGCTGCGGTGCCAAGCCCAAGCGCGGCCCAATGCCGCACGTCGCCCGTGGCAAAGCCGTACACCAGTTTCGACCGGAACGCGGCCATCGGGTATCGCTTCAACTGCAACGCAAGTTTGCCCCACCACGTCGTAGACCACGCATAGGCGTTGATCTTCGACGGCTGGAGAAACAGACGCCCGTACTCAAGGTTGACCGCCGAGCGAAGGGCGGCGGCGGCTTCCACGTCGTCCCACTCGTGCCAGTTGAGGTCGAATCCCTTCTTGCCCGCAATCGTGCCAGGCTCGCCAAGCGTGCCGTACTTCTGGCCCTGCGCGATGATCCGATCAACTAGATAGGGCTTGCCGTCAAGATTCGTGCCCTTGAGCCACTTCTTGCCGGGAGCCTTGCCCGACTGAATCCACTTGCCCCACTGGTGAACAAGCCCGCCCGCAATGATCTTCTGTGAGACTTCGTTGCCGAGCGTCATAAGCGACGCCCGCATCGCCAGTTCGTTGAACTTCGCAGACTTGGGTTCTACCCACGTCAACGCGCGATCGAAGGTGTTGAGTGCGGGGCCGCTCGGACGGTGGGGGGCAACGTAGGTCAGTGAGTCCAAACCCGCGCCCGTGAACGACTCGGCCAACGCAAGGTCGGCGTTGGTCAACTTGCCGTCCAGTGCCATTGACCGGAGTTCTTTTAGGGCGGGGACCATCTCGAACGTGGTGCGGAGTTGCACGGCGGCAACTGCACCAATCGTCTCGGTGACGTTGGCAAGCCCCGTAGCCGCGCCCGACAGAAACTTCGCGCCCGTCAGTTCGCCAGCGATGCGGGCCATGCGTGCGGCACGCTGCGTCGTCGGGTTGCCAATGTCGTCGATCGGAATGCCGATGACGTGCTTGAGGCCAACCTCAAGGCGGCGGATGTTGCCCTCTTCGGCACCCTCCGGCAAGCCCGCGTCTCGTGCATCCTTGCGGAGCGATTCGAGAAGGTCGGCGAGCGACGTGACGGGGCGGGCTGGTGAGATTGGGTTCTGCGACCACTTGAGAATCTGCGCGAAGGCCGCGTTGCCAGCCGCGCGACGGATGCGGTGGGGAATGAGAACGCGGGGGTCCGTCTCCAGCATGTCGAGCAAGGAAATGGACCGGCCATCGGGCATGACCGACTCGACCAGTTCATCAAGATCGAGGCGGTGCTTGTAGTTGGACGGGTTGCCCGCGTCGTCGGCACCCTTGACGTTGGGCCGGACAATTTCGGCAACGTCGGCGAGTGCTTCAAGTTTGGCCTGCTCGTCCGCTGCCGTGAAGATCGCGTCGATGCGGTCAATCTGCTTCTGGAGCGTCTGCTTCTTCTCGGCGTCGGTGGCCTTCTGCAACTGCTTGGCGAGTGAAGCCCTCTTGGTAATGGCTTCCTTCTCGGTAATGACCTGCCCAATCTTGGCCTTGATCGCCGCACGCTGCTCGGGGTCTGCCGTCTGCCGCAACTGGGCGAGCAACCCGCGATCGGCGCTGCGGCTGACGTGATCCTCAAGGACGATGCGAGCCTCGGCAACCAGTGCCGGATCGGTGTTCGCCTCTTCCAGCAACCGAATCACGGTGTCGAATGCGTCTGGACGCACAAGGTCGTTGCGGGTGTGCGTGCCGATCTTCCGCACCCACGCCGTTGCAACGGCATTGGCAACGCGATCGGGAGCCTGCGGGCGACGGGCCTTGAAAGCCTTTGCAACGTGGTCGATGATCGGCTGCTCGCCGTACTGCAACACAAGGCTGTCGATAAGGTCGCGGCGTCCCTTGTGCGGCAGGTAGAACTCATTGGCCGGAACGTCGGCGGCACCGGGAACCTGATGGGCCTTCTCGAACTCCAGAACGTCCCTCATCGCCGTGCGGGTAGCATCTTGAAGCGACAGCATCGACGCGGGGATGTTGTTTGCGTCCGACACGACCGACCGATACCACATGCGGCTGAGTTGGGCATCGTCAATGCCCAGAGTGTTGCCGGTTTCAGAAAAGGCTTGGTTGGCAACGCGAAGGAACGGGTTGGCGTACTCGCCCGTGCGGGCAGGCGTCCACTTGTCAGCACCCTCGAATACGTTGCCGTCGCTGCGGGGCACGGGGTCGTCAAAGACCATGTTGGCGATGCGGCGGATCGACGGCACGCTAGAACGTCCCGCCATTGCCTCCATCGTGCCGAAGTGCGCGCCGGTCGAGCGTCCATCCGTCGCCTGCTGCGGGGTAAAGAACCCGTTGCGCGGGAGCGGGATGGTCTGGTCGTAGGTGTCGCCGAACGGGGATGCGGCGGTACGGGCGGTGTCGGCTGCGGTCGCGGCACCAACGGCGGTGGTGGGCGGAACCTCCGTGTTGGCCCGAGCAATCGACGCAATCTCGTCGAACCGCTTGGCCTCGTCCATCACGCCATTTGACACGGATTCCACCGCTGCCTGCTGGCGAGTCTCGAACGCGGCGGGCGTGGTGTCCGCAAAGTACCGCTCGCCCTCGGGAGTCAGCGTGCCCGCGTTGCCAAGTTCCTCGCGGACCATTGTCTTGACCTGCGTGCGGATAACGCGGCTGGCTTCCTCGCGCACGCGGGGCGTCAAAGTGCCCGCTACGCCGCCAGCAAGGAAGGCCGTGCCGATGCCGATTGCCGATTCGAGTGCGTCGCCGTCCGACTGGAACGCCGCCACGGGAGCCGCAGCACCGACGCCGCCAGCAAGGGCACGGACGCCAGCGGACCTCGTGAGCGTGCCGCCAATACCCGCACCCAAGCCCGCACCGGACAGGCCGGAAACAACAATGTTCTCGCCGGTCACGGTGGGGTCCAGCGTGGAGCGGTAAGACTCAAGGGCGGTGTTCGTAATAAAGCCTGCCGACGCCGCCCGCGTGATGCGAGCCGCCCGCGTCAGGCCCACGCCCAAGCCCGCGCTGCCGGTCAGCACGCCAGCCGTCAGGTTGATCGGGTCAGCCACGCTGGCGAGAATCGAAGCGGCCACGCGGCTTGTCGTGCCCGCGTTGGCAAGAACGGTCATGCGGCGGGTCCGCTCAAGTGCAACCTCGCGGATCGCCTGCACGTCGTCGATGCTGCCAGCGTCGGCAAACATCGGCACAAACTCGTCGGCCACGCCTTCGCGCGCCTGCGTGAGAACGTCCTTTGTCAGAACAAACGACGGGTCGTAGCGACTGCCGGGGCCGGAAAGGAAGTCGTAGGTGAGGCCCGTCAGTTCATTGCGGAAGGCCGCGCCAAGTGCCTGCGTGAAACTGGACGACTGGCGAATCGGGTTGGCTTCCAACTTCTGCGAGTCGGAGCGGGACGTACCCACAAGCCCGAGGCCCGGAATGTCAAGGTCCGAGCCGGATTGGAAGGTTGTCATTAGTTCAGAAGACCCTGAATGCGATCGGTCAGGATCGGGTCGGTGGCGACGCGGCGACGCTCTGCCTGCATGCCAGCGTTACGCTGCACGGCTTTCAGTTCAGCGGCGTCAGCCTCTTTCTGCAACCGCTCGTTGTGGATGCGGATGAGGTCGCCGTTGCGGAACTTCGTCTTGTTGGCCGGACCTTCAACGGGCAGGCCGAGGAAGTCCACGATTTCCCAAGTGCCAGTGGATCGGTTGTACGAGAGTCCGGCCTTGTCAACGTCCTTGTTGGTCGTCTTGTAGTCGTCGATGAGTTGCTGGCCGATGGCGGGCAAGTCCTTTCGCACAGGCTCGGGCAAGCCCTCGACGTTGGTGAGCGTCCAAAAGCCGTTGATGACACTGCCAGAGGAAGACACGGTGTTCTTCGCCTGCTCGATAGCCAGCGTGGGGCTTGCTTGGCCCGCACGGACAAGCCGCTCCGCTTCCGACTTGATCGCCGTCTGCAACTCGCTCAGGTTGCCGATGTTGCGGGGGGCCGACTGCACGCCCTCGCCGCGAAGCGAAGCAAACCAAGTGTCTTTGTTGACAACGCCTAGCGCGGCCTTCTGCACGTCGTTGTCTGAAATGTTCCGCGTCAGTTGTGCGATGTCCTCGGGCGAGCGAGTGCGGGCCGCGTATGCCTGCTTGAACGCCTGCAACGCATTGGTCCTGCCGCCGGTGGTCGTGCTGGGCATGAATGCGAGAACGGAGTCGTAGAACGCACGCTCGTTGTCGCTGAGAACCGTGGTCGTCAAATGCGGCTGCGTGCGACGCATGATGGCGTAGGTCGTCAGTGAGTTCTCCCACGACGGCGGAAGCGTTTCCATCTTCTCGATGCTGCCAGCCGCCATGTACGGCATTTTCAGCGGGGCCACCCAATCAGCGGGCGCGTAAGCGCGATTGGCGACAGACTGCACCTTCTGGTATGCAGCCTCTTCTGGTGTCCGAGCCGTTGCGTCGATCCTGGCAAACTCCTCAGACATGAGGATGCGGGCTGCGTCGTCGCCGCCAACCTTGACGGTCTTCTTGCCGACTTGCCGCTCAGAGTCCTCGAAAACTGAAACCGCCGCCCCAGACTGGAACTGCGTGCGGTACTCGGACAGCATTTCGTTGCGGGCAGCGTTCTCGGCCTGCTGCTGCTGGGCTTCCAGTTGCTCGCTGAGCGCGGATCGCATGGCCTCTCGCATGGAGTTGGCTGCGCGAACGCCAACGGTCGCCTCGATGGAGTCGATCTGCCGCATGGCGTCGCCAACATTCAGGGCACCGCTACGAACGCCCGACGTAAGTGAGTTGAGGGCGTTGCTGGCAGCGGCGGCGACGTATTCGTTCTGGCGGTCGGCAAGGAACTGCTGTGCCTTCGCCGCGTTGACCGCTGACAGCGTGCCGCTTTCCGTCATTTGGCGAAGCGTTTCCGCCGCAACCTCGGGGGGCTGCGACGTTGCCACTTCCTCGAACATCGCAAGGGCGTTGGTCTGCGATGCCGTCTCGATGTTGGCCCGCGTCGATTGGAGCCGGAGCCGTTCGAGTTGCACGGTCTGCGTGAACTCGCCCTCGGGAATCTGGCTGGCAAGGCGGTCGAATGTGGCGGTGTCGCCAAGTAAGGCGGCGGATTTGAGGCTTGGAACGACAACGGACGCGACGGCCTCGCGGTCGCTCAGGCCAAGAGCCTTTGCGCTGTTGACTGCCTGCAACACTTCGTCGGGCGTCTTGGCCCGGAATGCTGCGTCCTTGAGTCCATCGACGGCGGTAGCCCGTCCACGCTCAATGTCCCGCTGCCGCTTGTTCTGCAATGCCTCGGCAACCCGCGGGGCGTTTGCGCGATAGGCGTTCTTCCACGCCTCGGGACGGTCGGCGTACCGCGTCTCAATGAGGCTGTCAACGAACTGCGTAGCGAACTCGGACGGCTTTGCGCCGGGAGGCAGCGTGACTCGCCCGTTTTCAATGTCGTCGGCCAAATCCACGCCGTCGAGAGAGAACGCCTTTGAGCCAAGCCCCGACTGCGCCTGATCCTCCTGCGCCCGCTCACGAGCCGCGACATTCCCCGCCGTCGCCACAACCTGCCCCACAAGCCCAAACGCTTCGAGCATGTCGTTGGGCAGGCTGGAACGCTGGATCGCACCTGTGGCTGGCACGTCGAAGACCTGCAACGGCTGAGACTGCACGGCGTCCGCGAGTTGCGTGCCGCTCAGGAACTCCCCGCCCGGACGACGGCCTTGAAGGAACGGGCTTCCGCTGATTTGTGACATGGGTTATGAGCCGTAGGGGAAACGATCGACTTTGGGCTTGGCCGGGAACAAGTCCTTCAAGCCCGCGTTGAGTTGGATGCCCGTGAGCGCGCCCTGCAAGCCGCCCGACAAGCCCGACATGACCGGGTTCTGCTGGGTCGCGTACAACTGATCCAGGCTCGCCTGCGTGCCAAGCCGAATCTGCTGCAAGGCGTTGTTGTAGTTCATGTCAATCGAGCGATTGGCACGGGCCGAACTGCCGAGAATGCTCTGGTCGAGTGCTTCGTAGGACGATCCCGCGAACCCGCCGCCACGCTCTGCCGCCGACGCAAGCAACCGACCGCGAAGGGCGGCGGTTTCCAGTTGGGCGTTCTCGCGCTGCTGACGCTTGCGTTCGGCCAACTGCTCGGCCTGCAAGCGTGCCGCGTCCTCGGTGTTCCGCCCCTGCTTCTCGATCTGATTGTTGCGCGAAATCGCACCAATACCAGACAGGGCCGCGCCGCCGAGTGCCGACGCGATGAGGATTTCTGTTCCTGCCATTACTGGCTATCTCTCCGGTTGTTGCTGTCCACAAGCCACTCCATGCTGGCAATCACCATCCGCTGCGGGCCGTCGCCGTAGATGATCCAGTTCGCGTCGTGCGTGTTGCCGTTGAGGTGGAACTGGGTGTTCTCGCTGGCCGCTGCCTGCTCTGCGGCGGTAGACGTAAACGTGCGGGTCGCGTTGCTGCGGTTGGTCATGGTCCGCAGAATCATGTAGGGGCCGCTGCGGTGGCAACGGATGTCCAGCGTCCGCACGTTGATGCGGCTGGTAAAGTCGGGCGACCCGTCGTAGCGGTAGCGGATGGGCTTGGTGGGCGTTAAAGCGGCCTGAAACGACACGCCGACAACCGCCGAAAGCCCGCTGTAGTCGCCCGTGACGATGACATTGTACGGGTAGGTAAGAGTGTTGAGTGTCTTGATTGGAACAACCGTGCCGATCGACCCGCCCGACGCAATGATGAGCGTGTCAATCCCGCCGTCAGGAACCGCAATGTCCCACGAAGTTTCGTTATTCCCAGCGTCGAAACTTCCGCCCGACAACTCCTGCCGCCGGTCAAGGTGGGGGGCGTAGTTAGGCATCTGCGGCCATGCTTTCTCCCGACGCGCTCACGGTCGCGCCGGTCAAGAGGTTTTCAGTCGTCGCCGACAGGGGCGAGCCAAGCGTCATGCCGTGGACGTAGTACGCGCCGTCGTATTCGGACACAACGTACAAAACGCCACCGATGATCGCCACGTCACACACGCGGGTCAGGCCGTCGTTGCCAAAGAACCATTTGCCCCAAGCGTTCTGCACCTGCTTGCCGTCGATGTACGCCAGCCGCATCGCGTAGATCGTGCTGCCGTCGTTGTCGGTCACAACGCCCGCAAAGCCCGTCGTGGTGTCCGCCACAACCCGCGTGATCGACGACTCCATGAGCGATTCGACGTGGGCCGACATGGGCCGCGTGGTGTATGACAGTGCAAGGTCGTCGTAGTCGTAGTAGTGGAGCGTGCCGCAGTCGTTGCTAATGCTCGGCACAAGTACGCCGGTCTGGAACCGGGGCATCTCCACGCCGGGCACGCTGCGGATCGACGTGGTGGCCGCAAGCGTCGCGGTGGACGGGGTGAACGAGTCGCCCGAATAGGACGCTTCGTACTGCTGGTTCTCTTTGGTGCCGAAGATGATCGTCTTGCGAAGGGCGGTGGCGCGGTCGGCGTAGGCACCGGGCAAAGCGAACTGGATGGGGTCGCTGTCAACCACGGCGGCGGGGTTGGCGTACCAGAAATTCGTGTACGAGTTGATCGCCGAGAACAGGATGTACCCGCCAGCGACAAGCATGAGGCGGCTGTTGAATACGGCAATCTCAGAGACGGCAAAGCCCTCGCTCGACGCGCTAATCGCGTAGGTATATGGGAATCCGCCAATCGCTGCCGGGAGCGGGTTGGTGACGCTGGTGCCGTAGTCGGTGCCTGCGTCGTCGCGGTTGAACCACGTCTCGGCGTTGAATGTGAACGTCAGGGGTGACAGGGACGTTCGGGCGATCTTGTGCGGCATCGTGGATGCCGTGATGATGCCCTGTTCCAGCGTGCCGCTAATAACGCTGTGCTTGTTCACCCCCGCCATCTTCTTCTTGCTGTTGACGATGTACGTCACGTCGCGGATCGTGCAATAGCGGTAGTCCGCCGCCGTGGGCGTGTTGGCCTGCAAGTACGTCAGCGTCGAACCGCCTTCGACTAGCACGGCTTCCTTGCCCAGCGAACTGCCGACAGGGATGATGCGGGGGTAGCCGTTCGGTCCCTGAATGAGCAAGTACCGCTCAGTCTCGTCGCGTGCGATGGGCTGCAAGCGGAGTTTGGTGCCAGTCGCCCAATGTGCCCAGACAGTGCCCACGGTACCCGTGCGGGTGCCGCTTGACACGGTGGAGCCGGACACGGGCGTGCCGCTGGTGATCTGGATAGTGAGGTGCGGGGGCGACGTAGCACTCACCGCGACAATCACGCCGGACCACGCCGAGCCGGAACCGCCCGTTCGCGTGATCGTGCTGCCGACGTTCCACGATCCGCTGCCGCCCTCAACGCTCAGGCTCATGCGGCAGTTGCCGAGGTTCGCCACCAACTTCGTGCCCGCACGGGTGAACGCACCAGACGCGGGGCTGAAATCCACGTTGCTCGCGTCGTCCACCTGCGAGGGGTGACGCAAGTGCGTCGCCTGCTTCGAGATTCCCCCGTACAGAAGGGGCTTGCTGACGACTGTTTGTTCTGGCATATCAGGGCATCACGGGCACCCACGCGCTCAGGCCGTGGGAGTTTTGGAGAATGTGCGTCTGCTTCATGGCGTTATCCCAACGCATGAAAGCGATCTTGGCTTCCAGTTCATCCGCCGCGAGCATCTGGTCGTCGGTCACGCCACGCTTCTTGAACCGCTGGAACTGGCGAGCGGCCTTGCGTGCGACGTACTCCTGAATGATGTCGGGCGTCTCGGTCCACGTCCGCACGCTCATCACGTCGAGGTAGACGTTGCCGGTGAACGTCTGCGTGTCCTGGTTCACGTCGTAGAGAAAGCCGTTGTAGACGGTGAGGGGTCGCCATTCGCGCTTGGACGGGCGGAAGGCGTAGAACGCCGTCTCGGGGACAGCGTGCTTGGCGGAAGTGATTGCAGCGGTGGCGGACACGGTGGCTCGCGTTGCACCGGACGTGCCGCCCGTCAACGCACCCGAGCCGTTCCATGCCGCCGAACCCGTCGCGGTAGTGACGTAGACCTTGCCGCCCTCTTCGTACTTGAACGCGCCCGTTGCACCCGTGCCCGCCTGCGTGATCGTCTCGCCGTAGGTGAACGTGCCGGACCCGCCCGACGCGGTAATGGTCTGGGTGGGCAACTCAAACGGCACTTCCTCGCGGATGTTCGCTGCCGTGCCCCAACCGCCGTGGCGAAGAACGATCTTCAACTGCCGGTCAATCTCGGCCTCGGCTTCGCCCGCGTCGCTCTGCCCGTTGGTGTCAAGGGCGGTAACAGCCGGGTCGCCAAGTGCCCGAATGCAGATGTTCACGGCGTCGAGTTTCAGCATGTCATCCCCGGAAAGAGGCGATGCGACCATCGGGCATCATCATTTGCGTGCGACGGACGCGGTTGGTGGTCGTGCCGCTGCTCACGTCGATCTGGTCAATGATCGGAATGATCGCCGCGCACTTGGTGTTGGTGTCCGTCCACGTCGTTCCGTCCGCCGACGCGGTGTACATGAACACGTCGGTGGAGCCGGTGCCGAAGAAGGCGTTGCGCTGTCCGCTCAGGGTCCACTCCAAGCAGTAGAACTGGAGCGCGGAGTTGCCCGTCGCGTCGGGCTTGAGGAAGATTCGCACCACGTCGCCCGCCGCAATCTCGGTCGCCGGAACGTCCACGTTCACGAGAATCTGGGCGGGGTTGCTCGACGTCAGGGAATAGGTGTTGTAGGAAGTCGTGCTGGTCGTCTTGAGCGTGGTTCCGTCGCTCTGATAGACGTTCACGACAATCTCGTGTGTCGCGTTGCCCGCTGGTCGGTACAGGACATTTAGGGACTTGAGGCGGCACCCGAACTGTGCGTTCCAGCGGATGCCGCGCCGGTTGGGGTTGCTCGCCGAGTTCCAGTTGGTTTCGTTGGTCAGAAGCGGCACGTTTGACGTGTTGCTGATGACGGAGCCGGAGTTGTCTGAGGCCCAGAGCGTCGGCATACTGCCGGTGTGCGACCATGAACCGCTGACAAGGCTGGAGTAGTGCGGGTGGACGAAGTTCGTGAGCCACGTCTGATAGCCTGCCCGAATCGTGATCGTGTTGGTGTTGGTCAGGCCCGAGCCAGTCGTGCCGGTGCGGATCGTGATAGCGATCAACTGAGGGCTTGCGGTGTTGTTGGTGTAGGTGTCCGCGAAGTCGTGCGAGACGACCGCGCCGCTGGTGACCGCCGATCCGGGGTTGTCCTCGACGATCATCGGCGTAGAGCCGCTGCCGTTGCTGGTCAGGGGCGTGCCGTTGGGACGACCGCCGTAGCCAGAGCCGCTGTTGACGACGCCTTCGATCGAGACGTTGTACGTCGGGGTGCCAGCGGGCGCGCCGCCGCCGACGATGAACACCGAACTGATTGTCTCGCCGGGCTGCAACATGCAGATCGCCGCGACCACGTTGTTCGACGCCGTGGCGTTGTTCATCGTGATCGTCGCGTGGGCGGCGTAGGGGAACTGCGACAGCCGCATGAGCGGGGCTGCGGGAATCGTGGTGAGTGCCATTAGCGGTCCTTCTGTGTTTGCTGAGCCTGTGCGTAGTTGCCGCTGGTGACAACCTTGATACCCACACCTACCAGTGCGGTGATTGCCGCTGCGATCGCCGCACCGATTGCGGTGTTTACGCGGGCATTGCGGGCCTTGTCAGCCTCTTCCTTTTCGCGTGCCTGACGCTTCAACTCGGCCACCTGAAACAACAGCCCGCTTGACGGGTCGCCGTTTCCGGTGATGAACTTCTCGATGCGGTACTGCCCGTCTACAAGACGCCGAACGTCTTGGGCAATCAGTGCCAGTTCGTAACCTGCCGAGTGTTCCGGTGGGTCGCTCTGCGGCATACTCACGCCTTCGCTCCGAGTTTGATTCGCTTGACTTCCGCCTTCCACGCGGCGGCGTAATACGGGTCCATGCGGATCGCGGTGATTCGTGCGTCTTCTGCCGCCTGCTCCTCCGGCGTCATGCCGACGTACTTTTCAACGTCGAGTTTTGCGGCAACTCGCACGGGCTGCGGAATGAGCCATTGCAGGAACTTCACGCCAGCAAGGAACGCGGCGACGACGGGCCAGAACTTGATGGTGAGGACAATTGCGACGATCCCGAGGCCAAGCCAAAGCAGGTTTCCCAACGCGGTTGCCCACCACGGGGTTTTGTCCTCGACCTTCGGCAGCGCGGACTGGACCCTGCCCGCCTCAATCTGGATGTCGCGGGCGTTCTGCGCAATGCCCTTGACGTGGCTAGCCGCCTGCTCATGCTCGGCCACCAACGGGGCAAGGGCTTCGGTGTGGGCGATGATGCCAGCCGCCAGCGTCTGCGTATTGCCAGCGGCGCGGGCGATGTCCTTCGTGCCCGAGGTGCAGCCACTCAGGAACACGAGCGCGATGAGGAACCCAGCCGCGAGTAGGCCGATGCCCACGCGGATCAAAGCAGACCGGATGTTCTTCGTCATTCAATACACCCCGTTCACGAGTTCGGCCAACGTGACGCACTTGTACGTCCCGTCCTTCAACTTGGGCACCACGGCGTCGGTAACGCCCTTCATAAACGCGTTCTCTTGCGAGCGGTTGGCGTGGCCGTAGAACACAGCCAGCCCGCCGTGGGCGTCCAATGCCGTCAGGAGGCTCGCTGAGATTGCGCTGTAGCCCGTCGCGTGCTGCACTTCGAGGAAGTCGAGGTGGTTGGTCGTCGTCGCGTTCTCGCCAGCCGTGGAGGTGTGCGAAATCACGTCGATGTCGGTTTCGAGAAGCAAGTCGGCTTGCTCGGGCAAGAGATTGCCCTGGTGCGTCGCGTAGATTCGGGCACCCTGCTCAAAGCCGTTGTCCTGTAGCCACCACGTCGCGGGCCGGATGTGGTCGATGAGAAGCGACTGCGCCGTGTTCTCACGCTGCTTGTAGAACGGGCCGTTCGCGTTGTCGTTGAGGTCGTCGCCGGGGTACTTGCTCCACCCGTGGTTGCCGATCATGTGGCCGGACTTCTGCATGGCGATGAGGTCCGCTTTCGACGCGAAGCCCGAGGTGCCGACCACTCGCGGGTGAACGTGGAAGTTGCCACGGATGCCCCACTTGTCGAACTCTTTGGCGGTCAGGATGCAGTTCGCGTACCCGTCGTCGTCGCGGAAGGCGACCAACTTTGTCGAAGTCGTGGGGCGAAGGAACTGGAGGGTGTCGAGGGTGACGGTGCAGGTCGTGCCGGTCTTCGAGGTGAGGTAGATTCGGATGAGGTGAACGTCGGCAGGGTTGACTGAGCCAACGGTCGTGGGATGCACGACAAGCGTGTTCCAGCCCGGACCCGTCACGGCCGAAGACAGGAACTGCTGGAAGTTGGCGATCTGGACGTTGCCCTGGTTGTTCGCCGTGTCCGCAAAGCCGATCGTCAACAGCGAGACGTTGCCGGACAGGGCCGCGTGCTGCGACGGATCGACGTACACCCGCAACAGGATGAACGGCCATTCGTTCGTGCCGCCGCTCAGGTCAATCGGGCCAGAGCCGCCAGCCGACACGCGGTAGTCGTACCGGAACTCAGACGTGACGCCGCTGGTCGCGGTCAGGGAGATCGAGTACGGCTGCGACTCGCCGCTCTGGACTTCGCCCGAGCGGCAGTTGACGTAGTCCTTCGCCGCCGATCCCGTCTCCAACTTGGCGCGGTCTGCGGCAACCGTGGTGCCGCCCGCGTACAGGTCGAGCGGACAAACGTGCGTCGTGCGGAACCCGCCCTTGCGCAAGCCCTTCGGCGTCGTGCGGGACTTGTATTGCAGGAGGGGCGAGTACGTCACGCTCAGGTCGTCGGCAAGCAGCACCGAAGCCCGCTCGCACAGATTGAGCGTGCCCGTCAGGTTGACAACCGACAAGCGGTACTGGTTGAACCGGGGCACCACGAACACGCCGTCCTGATACACAAAGCCAAGCGGGGTCGCCGTGTCCGAGTCGCTGTTGCGACCGTCAACCCGCACCAGCCCGGAACTGGAGAACTTGAACCGCAACGGGATCGTCGGCGAGGACGCGGTGTTCGCGCCCCAGCCGGTCGTGCCCGTTGTGGAAAGGTTGCGTGCGAGTATCATGGTTTCCCCCTAAAGAAACCGCCCCGCGTTTCCACGGGGCGGATCGGATTACTTGTCGCCGAGAAGTGCCCACGTCACCAGAATGGTGCCGGAGATGGTCACGGACGAGTTGGCAGAGATTCCCGCATCGGCAACGCCGATGTTGAGGAACACGTCGTTCGCGGTGGAAGTGCCGTCCACGAACGCAACGGCGGTGTTGACGCCGCCGCCAGTGCCCGCACTAGCCGCCAACGTGACCGACGTAGACGGCAGGATGTTGGCCTGCGTCGAGTCGAGCGTGTCGTTGGTGGCCTCGGCAGCGGTGCCGACAGAGTGCTTCACGGCAGCCGTCGCGCCGATACCGGACGCAGCGGCAATGCTTGTGAAGTTGCTGACCGCGCCGACGAAGACGACGTGACCGGCAGGAAGGTCGAGCAGTTGGAGACTGCCGTATCCGCCGTTCGCGCCGCCCGTGTCGGTCACGGTGATAGCCGTGTTGGACAGCGTAATGAGGGTCTGACGGAGTACGCCGTTGCCGTACTCCTTCTTCGACACGCCAGCGGCCTGAGCCGCCGTAGTGAGCGTGCCAACGTCGTTGGCGACCGGGGGCCGCGACGACGCGATGCTGGGAGTTGCAGTTGCAAGTGACATGTGTGTGTTCTCCTTGTGGGTTTGGGATTAGGCGTCGGAGTCGTTGACCTCAATGACGCCAGCGCACCACGGATGCAACGAACCCGCACCCATGAGAACCTGCGACTTGATGAACATGGTGTTGCGACGCTCATCGGGCACCAACGCCGACTCAACGCCGCCGTGCTGCACGATGCCGACCGGGGCCATGCCGTACTGACCGCCAGCCGCCACAATCGCCACGGGGCGACCGGACGCGGTGGTGCTGTCGGTGACCTCAAACGTGCCCTGGTACTTGCTCGGGCCGGTGGTGACGTTCGCGCTCGGGATGCGGTTCTTGGCGACCATGACCTCAAAGCCAGCGATCTTGCCAATCAGACGGCTCTGGAGGTTGTTGCCGCTGGCGTTCTGGGCGTACTGCACGTCCCAGATGCCAGTGTCCTTCGCAAGCACGCGACGGATGTAGGGGTCGATCCACATGTAGCGACCAGCCTCCGGCACGTTGTCGTTGTCCATCGCCTCGGCAAGAGCCTGGGCGTCGTCAAGGAAGTTGGCCGCGCCCGTAGACGTAACGGGGTACGCCGCCGCCACCGTCTCCTCGTCGCGGGTGACGCGGTTGCCGCCGTTGTGAACGGTCAGGCCGTTCTTGCTGACGGACGCGCTGCGAGCGGTGAGAACAAGCAAACGGGCAAGCCGGTTGTCGTAGAACCGCGCGATGCGCTCGCCGGTCTTGCGGGCAAGCGGGCCGAGAATGTCGAAGTTGGCAATCTTCATCTGGTCGAGCGGCACGTCGTGATGAGCCACAACGATGCTGTCGATCGTGATGTTGCCCTCGTCAATCTCAAACTGCTGACCAAGCAGTTCATCGCCGGGGGTGTGTTCCTCGGGGTCGGGGGTGTCGGCCATCAGATAGAACTGGTGGCTGCTGCCCTGCGTGATGATCTTGCGCTGAATGGCCGGGCTGTCCGCGAAGATCACTTCGTCACGGAACGCCTCGACCACGCCCAACTGAAACATTTCCTCTGGCGACAGGGCATACTCGGTGCCTGCCGCGTTGTTGAGGAAGCGAGACGGATTACTCGAAGACATGGGTTCACCTCATGGGTGGAAAGTGAGAAAGTGCAAAGAACGCGCTTCCGGCACTTGCCGCGCACGAGGTGTCCACGGGCTTCTTGCGAAGGTGTCCGTAGGCTCGATTGCCAGCGAAATGTGACCGTGGCGACGCGACACTCGACGGCCTAATGGCTGTGTGTCACGCGACCAGAAAACACGCGGGCGTCTTTCAACGCCCACGGGTGATTACTTCTTGAGACGGGCCTTGCTTGCCTGCTCGATGCTCATGCCGACAGGACCGGAAATCTCCGATTCCTCGTCAACAACAGGCTTTGCTGGAGCGGGCTTGCCCAACTCCTTTTCGAGTTCGGCGATGCGGGCGCGTGCGGCGACCAGTTCGTTTGCGTTGGCGTCGGCTTCGTGCAGCGGACGCTGAACCGTCTTGGTCTTCTCAATCGCCGCACTAATCGCCACATCCAGTTCCGCCGCACGTGCGTTCACCCACGGCTGATTGGTCTTGTTGTCGTAGATGATCGCGTAGTTGCCGCTGACGGGGTTGCCAGCCTTGTTCTTGCCGCTGTAGTTGCCCGTGTGAATCGACGCGGCGTTTTCGGTCATCCACTTTGCGTACTTCGTCATGGTTGCCATCGAGATTCCTTACGAGAAGCGGCGGTTGATTTCCGCCATGTGTTCTTTGAGCGTGCGTTGGGCAACGATGTCGCCTTCCTGCGCACGCTTGTTGAGGTCTTTGAGTTCCGCGAGGTTCTTGGGGGCGTTGCCGATGGTCGCGGGCATGGTGCCCACGATCGCCTTAAACCCGCGATTCGCCTCGTCGTACTTGGCTTTCACGAGACGCACGGCGTCCAGTGCGGCCTTCGTGTCGGTGCCCGTGATCGCGGCGTTGCGGGCCTTCGCCTCGTCGGAATCGAGGTTCGACGCGGCCCATCGCATGAGGTTTTCGTAGTCCTCTTGTTTGCCGCCCGCGATCTGGAAAGCGTTCTGCCGCACCTGCTCCTGCGTCTCTTTGACGCGAGCGGCCTTGATTTCGGCGGCTTCCACCTGCCCAACGAAGATCGCGTTGAGAGCGTCCTTGTTGAGCCGGTACACCTTGCCGTCCGCACCCTTGACTTCGATGTTCTTGAACTTGGCGAAAGCGTCGTCGTCGATGCTCCGGTTCTTCACCAGAGTCTCGCCGAACGCCTTGTTGTCCAAGCCCACGGCCTTGAACAGACCGTCAATGTCTGTCTCGGCGTACTCAACTTTGGTCGTGTCCTGTCCGGACATGGCCTTATAGAACGCAATGGCCGCGTCCCTGCTTGCGAACATGCCTCCGTCGCCGTACACCGGGGCGTTGTCGCCTATGGGCACGTTTCGATGCTTGAACAGTTCCCGCATTCCCTGTTGGGCTGCGGCGTCGTCTTTCCATTTGTTTGCAATCAACTCCGGCTGCGGCTGTGGGGGCGCGCTGGCCGGTGCCGCTGGTGCGGCGACCTGCTCTGCCATTCTGCTTCCTTTCGCTTACGCTGCGGGCGGGGCGGCTTGCTGCTGTGCAATGCCACCCGCCGCGCGTGCTGCTTCCTGGGCGACCGAAGTGGCCGCTTGGACCTTGACCTGATCCGCCATTGCCCGCCGTGCTTCCTGCTCCAACTGCTCGGGTGTCTTGACAAGGCCGGGTTCGGCCACGCCAAGCGTGCGAGCGGCGAGAGAGAGCAACACCCCCACGTTGATCTGCCGTGCCGCCTCGGGTCCGAGCGAACCCGCGAGTTGCGCGAGTTGCAACGCGGCCTCGGCGCGACGCTTCTTGTCGATCGCTTCAAGCCCCGTCAGCGAGACGACTTCGGCGTAATCGAGTTTCTTCTTGTCGAGCAAGCCCGTTCGCGTGCCCATGTCGATCGCGGCCCACAACAGAGGCTTCTGCTGTTCGTCCACGATCGTCGCGTAGAAGTCGCCAAGCCAGCCCTGCAACTGCTCGGCGGTCTGCTTCCATGCCGTGCTGTGACGGCCAGCCTCACCGGACGGGGCGGCGTCGGCGTCCAAGAGCATCGTCTTGGCGAGCGACATTTGCAGGCGTTCCCACACCTGCGAGACGACCGAGAAATCAGCGATCTTGTCAACCTTGAGGATGCCAACGTCCTGAGCCTGCCCACCCTCAACGCGAGCGTTGGGGATGATGCGACCGGACGGAACAGACAAGTCCTCGGGCGTGAGTTGGCTGAGGCGGTCGAGAAGGAAATTGAACTTTGACGCGGCCTCGGCCCAATCCTTCATGCGACCGGCGAAGAAGTCGTTGGCGGTAAAGTCGCCCGCGTACAACTCCAACAGGCCACGTCCGTAGTCGTCGCCACCTGCACGCTTGAAATCGGTCTGGAAGATGCGGGGCGTGTCGTGCGTGACTTCGTGGACGATGACATCCGCGACTTCCTGCTGCAACAGCCACTTGCCGTCACGCTGGCGGCGGTAAACGGTGTAGAGGTCAAGTTGCTTGTCTTTGTCCTGCGGGCCGATCCTGGCAATCACATCCTCGCCAAGTTCCTCGGCGGCGACGCATTCCTTGATGACGTGGTAGAGGGCGTCCCCGTACCCGTCGCGGCGTGTGCGGTACTGGTCGCGGCGGAACACCCGTTTAGTGAAGTCGTCGTTCCCGCGAAGGCCGATGCCTTCAAGCGTGCTGCCCGTCACAACCAATTGCGTCAGCGATTGGGTGGTGCGGGCAAAGAAACCAGACGATGTGCGGTACTTCTTGTCGAGCGAACTGGCTTCCAGTGCCGCCCGAATCTTGAGCGATTCGATGTACAACGCCTGCGCCATCGCGGGGTACGCGCCCTCTTTCTTGGCGTCGTACTTGTACTCGGGGTCCACGTCCAACTCGAACCAACCGTCGCCTGTGAAGATGGTCGAGCGGAGTTTGCCGACGACGTTGATGATGCCGCGTGCGGCGAGCGAGTCGTTGGGATTGTGGAGTTTGTCGCCCGAGAGGTGCCCGTACTCGGGCATGATGAACGGCAGCGAGAGCGCAGCCGCCCAGCGCGCGCGCTCAATCGCACCAGAGGATCGGGAATCCTCTGCTGCCCAAAGTTTGGCAAGGCTCATTTGGGGATGTAAAGTCCGGTGCCCTCGGCGGGGGCGTTGTTGAGGGGCACGATGTACGAGGCAAGGTCACGCTGCGCAGCCCTGCGGACGGCGGTAGAACGCTCGGCAGCGGCGGCTGCGGCGTCGTCCACGGCGGTCGGTGCGGGATCGGCGACGTTCGCCCGTGGCGCGCTCACGCCGAAAGCGTTGTCAACGATGCTTCCAATGGCACTCATGGTTTTCGGTTGTGGTCTTTGGCGATCACTTCGAGGTCGTTGATGAGTTGCAACTGACCGGCCTTGAACGCCAGTTTGCAGGGGTCGCGGCACTCATCCACGTTCTGCGGGTGCTTGTCGGGGTACTTCTCGCGGAGATACGCGACGAGCGATTCGGCTTGCTCGATAGTGAGCGGGATGCGCTTCATCCCAAACGATTTCGCCGTCTGCGAGGGGCCGGAGTTGGTCATAGAGATTGACAGGCGACAGAATCGAGTCGGGCGTGTCCAGCCCGCACGCCGCGAGGTAGTCGCGGCAACTCGTAACGCAGTTGGATTGGGTGATGATGCCGCCCGTCCAGAGGTACAGAAGCCCTCGAACGATGCTCACGGGTCGCGTGTCCAGCACTCGGCTAGCGAGCGGGACTAGGTTCGGCACGCCGATATGTAGACAGGTCTGTATATTTACCGACCGCTCTACGTAGACCGACCACGGAACCAGCCGTTCGCCGTGGTTATCGGTCCTTTCGACGACATGGGTGCCGTCACCGAAGGCGACGTGTACCAAGTGGCTTCGCGTGGTCAGGGCGGTAGCGGCTACCGACGCGGACCACGGATGCCCCGAGGCGAAAAAACGAAAGCGCGAGCAAAAGCCATCGTGTTAGTCTACGCTAACATTGTCAACACATGGCGTAGTTCGCGGCAATGACAGCATTTACGTCAAACTCGCCGCACGCTGGCGGGGGTGAAAACGCGATGTCTGTGTGCTGTTCTCGCCACTGTAGCCAAAGGTCTGTCAGCAAGGGGTTTGCGTGGGTTTCCGCGAACTTCCGCATGGCCGTGTCGCCCACCTGTTCGGCGGTCGCGGCGTGGCTCCAAAACGAGTCGTGAACCCCCAAGAAAGCCACCCCACGGTTGCGGCACTCCACCGCCGTCCGCATGAGAACCGCCGTGTCGATGCCATGCACAAAGTTGGGAGCCGCCCCGTTGATCTGCTGTTTGACGTGGACCTTGTTCAGCGTGTTAGCGGCCACTAACACCCGCCCAAACTCGGTGTTCACGCACACGGTTGGGTCCGCCGAGTACGGCTGCACCGTCACCCAGCCCACCGGCGTCCGCCAGATCACCGGGCGGTTGGCCTTCGCAATCTGTTCCGCCGCGCCGCGAATCCAGTCCATCGCCTCACACACGCGGGGGAACATGGTCCGCACGCCCTCCATGAGCCGCTTGACGATGAGCCGCTTGGCGTCGCGGGCCAACTCACCTGTAAAGCCTAACTCTACAAACCTTGCCCTAACCTGCTCGCCAGCCCCGTATGCCGTCACGCCGTAGGGCGTCGTCATCACCGGTTGCTTGCACCCC